GTAGTAGTGGTAGTATTATCTACTCTAACTCTAATATCTCTAGCTCTTGCAGTAACTGTTCTTGTTTCAACTGTTCTACGATTACCAGGAACCCTCCATATCATTTGCCTTCTTGGAGGATTATTAATAAATTCAGTTCTTACCTCTGTAGTAACTTCTCCTTGTACATCAACACCAATCCAATCAGTTTGCCATGAATTCCATTGAGTAGAGATTAATCCTGTATTAGGATCAGCCCCATTCTCTTCTATCATGTCTTCAAAGTTACCTTCAATATTAACAACCTGTGCATCGATTCTTCTAGTATCAACCCAAACATCAGATGATGGGTTTAATTCCATGTCTCCATTCCAGAAAACAACAGCAAAAGGCTGAACATTTTCTGTTCTAGATGCATATGTATTTGCTACAGCAGCAACTTCAGTATAATCAAGAGTGATTAAATCACCAGTTCTACGACATCCAGTTCCAACAAGATCATTAGCAAAAGCAAAATCTTGAGATGGATCTGCAGTTTGTCCAATTCCAATTATTGAGTTTGTACCCAATAACAAATCAACAGCAGTTGTATAATGTGATGGACGGCACTCACCAAGATCTTGATCTATTGAAGCATTAAAATCTGGATCACTATTTGCTTGGACAGATGAATGTTTAAAGTTATCTACTAAGAATCCACACTTAAATCTATCTAATCCATCAGCATCTTTGATGGACATATTTTTAGTATCACTTTCAAGTAAAGTAAGTGCAGTATGATACTCAAGATTTCTAACTCTATTATCAAGTCTAGTGATATCCTTCATCTGATATCTCTTATACTGTTTTAACAGAGACTTAACTTGCTGTGCTTCAAATGTATAAGGTGGGATAAAGAGTGTACCAACGTCTAAAGATCCACTTATAGATTCTGGAGGAGTTGGGTTATCTGAAGGAGTTCCAGTTTGAACTTGGAAAGAACCATTAGTTGTTAGGAACAATCTATCAATTCTTCCTTGATAATAATTATATGTTAAATTTAAAGTTTCATCATCAGAAAGAATATTTGGAGGTGTTTGACCAGTTCCAGTAAACGTTCTTGAATCAAATTCAAATGGGGATTTTGTTGCACTAGATGGATCGTAAGTAGAAACTCTAGGACGGATATCAATATAATCAGTTAATCTTTCTGTAAAATATGGGGGATCTAAGTATGTGATATCATCATCAAACCTATCTGCACCATAACTATTGATACTAAAGATATCTCCCTCATCAGTAGATGGAACCACATAATGATAGTATGCAATTTTTAATCTACGAGTTGGTTCTGCTTCATTTCCTATTCTAACAATTCTAGAATAATCATAGAAAGAATTTCTTTGACCATTATCAACTTCATACTTAGAAGAAACTAATCTATCACCTACTGTAAACGCAGTTACGGTTGCTTGTATTCCAGAAGATTGGAAGTTTGCTACATCACCAATATTGAATTTAGTATCATTAACATATGCAATACCAAGTTGAGTAGAACTTGTTATTTCAACAACTACCGCAACAGCTCCATCGCTAGATATAATTTCTTCACCTACAGTTAAATCTGCAGTTGTTCCATTAGGACCAGATAAAGAAGATAAAGTAATTGATGGCAGATCAGGATCTGTCATATCATTTGATTCATATATTCCCAATACTTTTACTACATCAGGAACATTTAAACAAATATCTTTATCCTCAACACGAGTTCCGTATAGATTACTATATGTTAATCCATTTTGAAGACTTTGACTTGTAGTACCAGATCCTACTTTATTAGACCTAGTAATAACTGTAGTTGATGCAGTCCATCTTTTTTCTTTTGATGATGGATTCTTTTTCTTTAAAGTAACATCAACTCTAGTTTGAGAATCTGCACCAACCGAAAGGTTAACAAAATTAAGAGTTTTGCTATCATTAGCAATTTGAACTTGATCGGCAGTAAGAGGTTCATGAGAACCATCTCCATAAGAGATTACATATCTCTGTGGAGTAAATGGCATAAATGTAAAGTCTGCACCTATACTAAATTGCGAATCAGCAATTTGACTACCTGCTACAGTTACATTTTTAAATTGTTTTTTGACAATGATATCAGAATCAAGTATATTAATATCACTTATATTAGTATTAGGTAATTTTGTAACAAAACTATTATCATCTTTTAAACTAGAATCAAGAAAACGAAGTTGTAAATTAGTAGTTACAACATCATTAACACCTGGAAGTTGTCCGTTGAATATGCCAGATACAGATGTTGCAGCCGCAACAGTTATATTCGATCCATCATCAGCAACAGCAGTTATTCTATTAAGACTAGTATCAGTAGTAGTTCCACCATATGAAACATAATCACCAGTTGTTACAATACCTGCAAAATTATTACCAGGACTGGTTATTGTAGAAATACCTTGATTTCCTGGTGTAATTGTAAAGGTTGGTACATTACCAATAAATGTTTTATTTCTAGGTGTAATAGAATGAGTTAATTTAAAGTCAGCATTAAATGTCTGACCCACTCCAGGATTTGAGTAAACAGAGAATACGTCATTTAATCCATAGTCAGTAACAGTTTTAATAATTGGACCAACTACATTTCCATTAATCGAGAATGATTCATCTTTAACAAAATTACCACTATTACCATAAACAGTTAATTCTGTACCACTAGACACAGCACTCACCAGGAACCCCTCAGCACCGCTAGAATCGCCTGTAATACGTGCTGGTAGGGAAATATCAATATCAGTACTAATTCCTAGTTTTGTATAAGTTTGTACGTCAAATAAACGTAAGTCCCATTCATTCTGATCTTGATCTGATGCCTTTAAATTTACTGATTCTGCAGTAAAATTATATACCTTTGCTTTACCAATTTCAGTTCCTGCCGCAGTTGCACTGGTCACACCTATTCTTTCACTTCTTAATGAAACATAAGAAGTAGTTCCTAATCCAACGTTAGGAGCACCAAATGCTCTATTAACAATAAATTGAGTACCAGTATTAAAATCTAAACCAATATCCTTTACTTCCTTAGTAGTTCTAGCTTTAGGAACATCAAGGTTAGTATTACTAATTGTTTGAATATCATATCCACGAACATAAGCTTTACCTGGTGAGATCTGGTAGATCATCAAGTCATCTGATGGTGTACCTCCATCTTGTGTTGTTTGACCTGGTAAATATACACCCTTATTTCCTTTTCTATTGTTTAAAGATTCTTTAACCTTAACATTAAATGGTTTTACATAATAATTACCAGATTCATCAAATGTTCTCTTAGCTAAAGCATCTCTAATAAGTGCAAGTTGAGAATCATCTTCAAAAAACTGTTTTTCACCGTCAACCAGACGCATGATTTCAACAAAATTCTCATCATTAAGTTCGTCAACTTCTTTCTTTGCTAATATAGCAGATATTTTAAGTCTATCAGCACCAGGTGCAGCAAAGTTTGAAAATCCTTTAGCATTATCATATAAAGATGGATCTGCACCAGCAGTTATAATCTCCTCTTGTACACTTAATCCAACACGATATGATGGAGTATTTGTATATTGGTCAAGAATAAGAGTTTGTTTTGCAACTCTTACAAAATTACCTCTAAGGAAATAAACACCTTCTGTAATTTGAACAGCACAACCAGTAGCTGTAGCACCTGTAGGAATAGCATTTGCAAATCCTTCATTTCCAGCAATTACAGTATTTGCATATGTAATTGATGCTAATGTTAAAAGAGTTTCTCCATCTTGGAAAGTTTGTCCACTAAAAGATGTAGAAGACTTTTCATACTGAAGATAAAAAGTTAAATTTCCATTATCCGATTCTCCTTCGGTTATATAATCAACAACTTTTGCAGTTACACCTGAAACTTCACCCTTAATTCTTTTACCGATTAACTTTTCAGCATAGAAAGATACAGGAATACCAAAATATGCTGCTTCAACTTGAACAGCATAATAATCTTTTTGAAAGGATAATTGACCAGGTATTACTTTAGATCCTTCTCTAAAAATATGATCACCAAATTTTTCAATCTGATTCTGTAGAATAGATTGTAATGTAGTTAATTCCCTTGCCTGAACTGGAAAACCAGGTTTGAATAATACTTTGTGAAAATCATTAGCCGCATCAAAGTCATCAAAATATGGACTAACGTTTAGATTCGTTTCCTGTGACATGTTTTAGAACTCGACGATGATTTTAATGTCTTCTTTTTGATTAATTGACCTCGTAATTGAAGCCCTATTATCAACGTATATAATCTCTCCAGAGTGTTTCTTAACTTCTGGTGGAGCAACACCTTCCGTAAAGGTCTGTCCTAAGTTATACGTCTTATTATTTATTACGGTGGTTATACCGCTATAGTCCAAATCAATATTTAAATCTACTGAGCCACCACTAATAACAGTAGTTCCTCCTGTTGCCACAGTAGATGAGAAATCATGTAATTCAAATCCATACTCTGGATTTGTTTTTGCTATACCAGCAGTAGTAAATCCAGCAAGAGCACTGGATTGCCAATACTTAAGAACTCTTGTAGTAGCGTTCCAAGCAATAACTTGACCTACAGCTGTAGATCCAACACCAACTGTTTGACGAACTCTAGAATCTGCAGTAAATGTTGCTGCAGTTACACCAGCACCAGTTAGTCTTAATGCATAAACAGCACTTGCTTGAGTAGCACTAACAACTGTAGAAGAAGCATTTTCTTCTGGGTTCTTTACAAGACCAACTCTTGCAAATTGTTGTCCTGTAACAAAATCAGGGTTAGAATCATCATTCTCTATACGAGAATAAACTAGAACTCTAGTTGCTCCTAATTCACGATATATGTCAGCACCATGACCTCCTTGAGGTGGGATAATAACATTAAATACAGCATCAGTACTACCAGAAGTATTAGTGATACCACCTGCTTCTAAATCAACTGTACCATAAGTATAACCATTACCACCTTGTGTAACACTAACAGCAGATATTTGACCAGAAGAGTTAACTGTTACAGAACATTTGGCATTGTTTCCATTTCCATTAATAGGAACATTTGTGTAAGTAGCAGCATTACCATAACCAGCCCCTCTATTAGTAATAACAATATTCTTTAGTTGGTTTCCACTAAGAGCAGCATTACCTCTTACTGCAGTAATATTTGCATTAGTGGTTGTTTCCCAATCATCAGGAACTGGGATAAAATTAGTTGATTCAAATTTGACAAGATCTCCAGGGTTAATAGTATAGAGATACTTCCAAAGATAACCATCACCACTAGTACCAGCAGCTTTTGGTTCCAAATCTGTGTGAAGAGGTTCATCAAGAGACGGTTTACCTAATAAGTTATCTGGA